CATGATGATGATACTAATGTTAAAATGGCAGTTGCAGAACATCCAAAGGCACAAGAACATCATTTAACACATTTAATGAGGGATGATGATACTTTTACAGCTGAAACGGCGAAAAGAAGATTGGAATACGGTGATTATAAGAAATAATAAAAAAATGATTCTAATGGAAATGTAGACTAATCACCAAAGATTTCAATTCTCAATTCATCGTAATTATCTATATCATTAGGAATGATAACGTCAGTAAATAAATGTTCTTCTTTATCATCTCTCCAGTCGTCATTAAACAGGTTTGATTTACCTGAATTACAAGCTTGACACAAAACCTGTAAATTTGATATATCTAATGATAGTTCAGGATATTTGCTTCTTGGTTTTATATGATCAATAGTTAATTTAACTTTTTCTCCATTTTCCAATTTATCCTTTTTTGTTTTACCACAGCATTCACAATATTGAGTAACTCTTAATTTTTCATAACGCAATTCTTTCCATTCATTACTTCTATAAAAGGTGTCTTTACTTTTTTTTCGTTTTACAGGTTTTTTCTTTCTTTGAAAATGTTTTAATGCCATAAAGGATAAATAATGATTGAGAGGACATTTATATAAATATATTTATAAAAACAGCTTATGTGGCTTTACGAAGGAAAAGAATTCACTTCAGAAGATATAAAAGACAATTTTGGTTTTATATATCTTTTAACTGATTTAGATACAGGTAAAAGATATATAGGAAAGAAGAATTTTTTCAGTTTAAGAAAAGATGCTAAAAAATCTACACTTAAAAGGACTAAAAGGACTAAAAAGGAATCAGATTGGAAAAAATATTATTCCTCTTCAGATGTTGTTAAATCTATTGTAGAGGAATTTGGTGCGGTGAGATTTAAGAGGGAGATTTTGTTATTGTGTAAAACACAAGGTGAGTTAAATTATTCGGAAAATAAATATCTTTTCAAGAATGATGTTCTTGAAAGTGATGAATGGTATAATGACAATATTCTTGGAAGGTATTATTCAAATAATATCATTAAATATAATTCAATTAAATCTTCTTCCATTGATTAAATTTCATTTGAGCTTTTAGACCTTGATAAGTATTATTTTTAATTACATTCATTATATTTAAAGATTTGTCAGCAATTTTAATATCCGTAATATCTTTTTCTTTGATATAATCAGGCATTATAACAATTTTTTTATCAGCAGAAATGATTTTGTTATATACTTCAGTAATTTCTTTATTTCTTGGTTCATTATCTGGTACATAAACTATATCAACAGATTTTGATAATTTATCACCTAAAGCACGTTCAGCGATTAACAAATCGCTTGTATTGACTGCAATAGCATTATCTAATAGCATAGAATCAAAAGCGCCTTCACAGACTATAATTTTTTTATTTAGATTGATATCATAATTACCTTTTTTATCATAAAGACCAAAAATGTTATAATTATATTGTTCATCAAATTTAAGATTGATATAACGCTTTTTACTTTTCTTTGATATCGCCCTTGAGATTATACCATTTATTAAACCATCTTTGTTATAAATAGGTATAGTAAGACGAGGTTCTTTGGGGAATTTAGAAAATTTATATTTTTCTAATTTCATTAATTGGCTGAAATCTTCTATTAGAAATAATTTATCTTTAAATTTATTTAAATCTATTAAACGATATTCAAGATACTTTAAGACAATTTCATAGTCTGTTACTGGTTTAAGAAGGGATTGAACAAAATCACTTGTTGATGTATCTAAATTAGATTTAATTTTAATTTGTTCATTGGAGATTTTTGAATGAAAATTATTTCCTTTTAATTTTTCAAAGATAAATTCCTTATAAATATCAGGATAAAAATCTTTAAAGAAATTTTGTAAAGACATTGTTGTATTACAATTAAAGCAGTGAAAGACATAGGAATCTCGTTGAATAAACCATGCTCTTGTCTTATACTTTGTTTTTCCGTCACCGCAAATAGGACAGCGAAAGTTGACCGAGCCATTAGATTTCTCTTTAGCTCTGTCAAGATAAGGCATCACTTGATGAATAAATTTTGATTCGTTAATCATGATTTCATTAGAAAAAGGTTTTTTTATAAATATAATAAAAAGATAATTAATATACAAAATTTAATAAACAAAAATGGCAACTCCAACATATCCAACAGTAATAGTAAGAGAGACTGACCTTACTACAAGAATCAATACAGGCGACTTCACTAGTTTTGGAGCACTAGCTATCAACAGTGAATGGGGCCCAGCTGAAGAAATTAATTTAATTACAAGTGAGGTTGATTTAATTAATTACTTTGGAAAACCAAACTCAGAAACTTATATAGATTTCTTTGTAGCATCTAATTTTTTAACATATTCATCTAGTTTAAAATTGGTAAGAGTATGTGATGACATTGCTATCAATGCTTGTTCTGGAACAGCAGTTTTAGTTAAAAATGATACAGATTATGAAACTGCTACTATAGATGGAAGTGGTGCGTGGATTGCGAAATATCCAGGAGAAAAGGGTAATAGCATTTTTGTTGCTTGCTGTGATGCAGGTTCTTCCTTATCATCTAATGTTCATACTTCAAACAATTCATTCGGAACTTGGGAAGATTACTTCTCTACTATTCCTGGAACAAGTGAACATGCCGATTCACTTGGTGGTGGATATGATGAAATGCACGTTTTAGTTATTGACGAAGGCGGTTTATTCACAGGTGTTCAAGGGTCAATTTTAGAAAAGTATGAATATTTAAGTAAAGCTTCGAATGCTAAAAAGGAAGATGGAACAAATAATTTCTATAAAGAACTTTTAAATCAAACTTCTCAATACATTAGAATTGGTGATGAATATGTATTAGGAGCCAATTCAAGCGCATTAGTTTCAGACACATTCTCTTCGTTTGGAAACAATGCTGTGTCCTTGACAGGTGGTTATAATGCCGATTCATCTAACACCTCGATGTATCTTAATAGTTATGAACTTTTTGAAGATAAAAAGAGTGTCGACGTTAGCCACGTTATTGCAGGGAATCTTTCAGGAACAAGTGTTAAATCTCTCATCACAATGGCAGAAACTAGAGGAGATTGTGTCGTTTTTATAAGCCCTGAATGGTCAGACGTTCAAGTTGGTCTAACCCAAATGCAAATTACTAATAATATTGTAGATTTTAAAAATTCAGAAATTGCAACAAGTTCAAGTTATTATTTTGTTGATGGGAACTGGAAACAACAATATGATAAATATAATGATGTTAATAGATGGATTCCATGCTGTGGTGATACCGCAGGTTTAAAGGCGAAAGCAGAAGTAGAGAATGATAGTTGGTGGAATGGTAGTGGTTATAACAGAGGTTTAATTAGGAATTGTATTAAACTTGCTTGGAATCCTAAAGATGATTATATGGGAATTATCTATAAAAACAGGGTCAACCCTATTATTAGTGAAGGTGGTCAATTCATTCTTCTTGGTGATAAAACAGGATTAACAAGATCATCGGCATTTGATAGAATCAATGTAAGATATTTATTTAATACTTTAAAGAAGAAAATTGGTGATTATCTTAAATATGGATTATTTAATTTCAATGACGAGTTCACCCGTACTCAATTAACAGCACAAGTAGAATCTTATTTAAAGGCTGTAAAATCACGAAGAGGGGTTGAAGACTTTGAAGTCGTTTGTGACCTTTCAAATAATACTGGTATTGTAAGAGATAATAACGAATTAAAAATGGATGTGTATATTAAACCATCTAAATCTATTAACTGGATTACACTTACAATGGTAGCAGTTGGTAGTTCTGTGGAATTCAGTGAAGTTGTAGGAAGGGCTTAATTACTATTATAAATATAAAAAATAATTAGAAGATGGTTAAAAATGTAAATTATAAGTCTATTTTTATGGGCGATAGTATGAGATATCTTTTATCTGCTAATGTGGATGGAGTGTCTAAAACAAAGGTCCTCAGTTTAAATGAGGGTAAAAACGTTAAGTATTATAATGACGCTCAGAAAATAGAGTTAGCTGAAAACATTTTTGGCGATTCTAAAAAAACGGCTTCTAAATTACCTGTAGCAATTAAAGAACCTGTTGTTGAGCAAGCAGAACAGTTAGACGAAAAAAGGGGAAGTATGAAAGTTTATAGAATTTCATACACTCTAAATAATAAAGAGAGGGGAATGACTGTAAAAGCAAGTTCAGAATCTGGGGCGATTGAAAGAATTCATAAAATGGGTGGTAATGTAACTTCAATTCAAGTGATAGATACGATTTCAGAATCATCCTTTATTGAAAATATATTTGAAGAAGGTTTAAAGAAATTCAAGTCTTTCAGAAGAAAATAAAAATAAAAGAAAACCAATGGCACTTAATGTAAATAGTTTTAGATCTAATCTTCAAGGTGGTGGAGCAAGACCCTCTCTTTTTAGGGTTCGTTGTGTCGCACCATCATGGGTGAATTTCCCTATAGAAAAATTCACCTTCGCAGCTCAAGCCGCATCTCACCCTTCTTCGCAGATTGGCGAAAGGATTATCCCTTATATGGGTCAGGATATTAAATTTGCTGGGGATAGAATTTACCCTGATTACGAAATTCAGATAATTAACGATGAAGATTTTTCCATTAGAAATGCTTTTGAAAAATGGAATAATGGTATTTCACAATTCAGCAGAACTGATGGTGTGCGTACTGATGGAGCCTCTTCAGATCCAACTTCATATGAAGGAACTATATTTATTGATCAGTTAAGTAAGGCAGGCGAAGTGATTAAAACTTATAAACTTAATCATGCATGGCCTGCTATAGTTAGCGGTATTGGATTGCAGTGGGGCGCAAAAAATGATATAGAAGTCTTTTCAGTATCATTCAGATATGATGACCTTGAAAGTGTTGGCGTAACAACTTGATATAAATATAAATGTTAGATTTCAAAAAATTAGCTGGAAAAATGATGGAATATAAAGCAATATTCCATCATCTGCATAAGGCAATCAATGATGAATATAATTCTTTTTTACAATATGCATCAGCTCAAGGAGGATGTAAAAATGAAAACATTAAAAAGGAATTCAATGAACATGCATTGGAAGAATATAAACATTCTTTAATGTTTTATGAAATTCTTACAGATCTTGGTGGTCAATATCCTTTTCATCCCAATGCTTTATCGTTTAAAACAGATTGTGGTTTCAGAACTTCTTGTAATGAAATGAGTAAAATAGTAGATAATATTAAATCAGAAAATTGTGCTATTGTTTCGTATAACAATTTATTAAGTATATTTGATTGGAATGAAAAACATGAAAAAATGATTAAGTCTATTATTGCAGATGAACAAGAACATGTTAATGATTTAATTAAACTTCTTAAAGAAGTTAAAAAAAGCATTAATTAATTTAAAAAATTTTATATATGGCATTTTTAGAAGAATTGTATGAATCCTTTGGTGGAATTTTTAAAAAAGGGAGTACCGAAGACGTATCTGTTTATAAAAAAAATGAACAGCTTACCGATAGAGAAGAAGATGATGGTAGTTCTATACAAATATCACCATCAGGGTTTTTTGGCACATTTATTGATTTAGATAATAAGGTAAAATCGGAAGATGAATATATCACTTTAGTTCGTGGATTAGCACAAGAACCTGAATTTGATTATGCGATTTCAGAAATTATTAATGAACTTATTGTTATTGATGAAGACGAAGATCCTGTAAAAATAGATTTAGAGCATACAGAATTAAGCGAAAGCGTAAAGAAAAAAATAACTGATGAATTTGATAACATTTTAAGATTATTAAATTTTACATCAAGAGGTTATGACGTTTTAAGGCAATGGTATATTGATGGTAAATTATATTATCATGTCATTGTTGATGATAAAAATCCAAGGCACGGTATTAAAGAGCTTAGGAATATTGATCCAAGGAAGATTAAGAAAATCAAGGAAATAGAGAAGGCAAATAAAGAAACCGGAGCAGAGACGATAATCAGGGAAAAGGATTATTTCATGTTCAATGCAAAAGCAACGTCTTCTACTGGAACAGCTGGAACAACAGGAATTAAAATACATCCAGATAGAGTTGTTTTTGTTCATAGTGGTCTTAAAAATCCAAGAACAAATTCTATAATAAGTCATTTACATAAGTCCATCAAGAGATATAATCAGCTTAGACTTCTTGAAGAATCTGTAATTGTATATCGTTTTAGTAGAGCACCAGAAAGAAGAGTGTTTTATGTTAATACAGGAGGAATGCCACCTAAAAAGGGTGAAAAATATCTTCATGATATTATGATGAGATTTAGAAATAAGATTGTCTATGATGCTAATACAGGACAAATTTCTGATCAAAAGAAATATATGTCATTACTTGAGGATTATTTCCTTCCAAGAAATGGACCACAAGATGGAACTGAAATAAAGACTTTAAGTGGTACACAGTTAAGTAATGGAATGGAAGATGTTAATGAATTTAGAAAACAATTCTATCTTTCTTTAAATGTTCCCATTTCAAGATTAGAGCCTGAAACTGGTTTTAGTTTAGGAAGAGCTTCAGAAATATCAAGAGAAGAGGTTAAATTTGCCAGGTTCTGCACAAGATTGCGAGTAAGATTTAGTGATTTGTTTGATGAAATTTTACAAAAACAATTACTTTTAAAGAATGTTGTCAATAAAGAAGATTGGGACTTAATAAAACAAAGGGTAAAATATAAATATAATATAGATACTCATTTCAAGGAACTATTAGATCAGGAAGTTCTACAAAGTAGATTACGGGTGTTACAAGATATTCAAGAATTTACTCCAAGAGCCTTTCATGATGCAAGTTTCCCTCTTTTTAGTGTTGAATGGGTTAAGAAACATGTTCTATTGCAAACAGAAGCGGAAATAGGGGAGCTTAGGATGCAGAGTGATAGAGAAATGCAAGAAATAGAAATGCTTCAAGCATTTAAAGAACAAGAAAATGGTCTAGCAACACAACAGCAAGAAGTGCAACAACCAGAACAACAGCAAGAAGTGCAACAACCAGAACAACAGCAAGTACAACAACAATAAAACAAAATAACAATGTCAAGTTTATTAACTAATTTTTTTACAGGCGATTTTAAATCATTTAAAGACGATATAACTTCTACTCTTTATACAAAACTTTCTGATGCAATTGAAACAAATAAAATTACATTAGCTAATGACATGTTTAATGAATCGGAAGAAATTCCTTCTAATCATGCAGATGAAAATGGTTATCCCGAAGGTCAAAAAAAAAAATCAGACCCTGAAGCAGGTGGGGAATTCCTTGTAGACCTTAAATTTGTTGGAGGTAACGCTACGGAATTAAAGAATTTTCGTGTAGTTGGTACCAATGAAAGTGATATTGAATCTCGTTTAAATGGTTTCTTTGGTAAAGGTAAGTTTGAAATTAAAAATATTAAGATGGACGAAGAGATTGTCACAAATATTAAATATGATCATTTAAAGAACCTTCCAAATAAAGTGCTTAGTAGAGCAGAGTATTCTCACTATAGGGGCGATAAAGATAGAGCTAAACATTTCTTAACCATCGCCTCAGGTCATTATAATAAATTCAACGATAATGATAAAAAACTTTTCAACACATTAAATAAGATTCACAAAGTTTCTAATGTCAATGAATCCGCTGATG